CTTATTACCTCTGCCATCTTTTCGAGCTGTCCGATGATTTTTTCCAAGGCTGGTAATTCATCCTTTGTGATTTTTCCATCTGCAGTTATCTCGATCAGACTGTCCCGCATATTCTTCAATGAATCCTCATTGAAGTTCTGCAAAAGCCTTAATGCAATTCCTTCTAAACTTTTCTCTTCGGTTGCCAGTGGTAGGAATCCGTGTACCGGGCATTCTCGCATACAGTACCCAGTAATCAATTCCGGGGCGTTGTAGAGGTCAGCCATAAGCACCACCTTGTCCACTGGGACAACCTTCGTATTGCCAAGCTCGTAATCTGCCAATGTTGAAACCGATATTCCCAACAGTTCTGCAGCTCCTTCGCGGCTCCATAGCCTCTCGTTGTACGTTGCCGCCTTTTTCCTGGCCTGGAAATACATATTTGTGTTCTCGTTTGTAGGGCCTCTTCCCATTTCTTGTTACCTACCCTTCCGCTATAATTTACTTATCAGCTGGAACAGCGACCAGGTTGATTCCTAGCAGGTTATTCACCCCGCTTACGATTGCTTCGTTCATCATCTTGCCGTTAATTACCAGTGACAGCCGATCCCTGGAGACATCCAGCTGCTTCGCCAGCTCATTGACGGTCATGCTCTGTTTTACCAGTTCCACCTTCACTGTCTGACACCATTCATCGGACGGTGTTTCGGTTCTCTCCGGCAGTCCTTCCGTTCCAAGCACTTCGTTGATCTTCTCAGCGATTACCTTGTAACTCGAATTGGAATATCTGCCGTTGACTACCTGGGAAACAGTAGCATTGCTGTAACCGATTTTTTCGGCCAGCTGCTTCAATGTCATATCGTGGTCGATTACTGCTTTTTTAACAGCTTTGCCCCACTGTGATGTTTCCTGCTTCATGCTTGCGTTTCACTCCTTTCTCGCATTTGTGTAAAAACTATTTATCTTTTCTGATTTGCGTGCTATAATGTAAGTAAACCTCTTTACAAACTCGCAAACAGACGCACGAAATACAAGTACAATCTCTCGGCTCGCAACTTTGAGTTGTTTTGTATTTCATATATTTATTATAGCACGTATCTGCGAGTTTGTAAATGTTTTTACTCTTATTTGCGTATTATTTTTACCACGGAGGTTGCCTATGGAAATCATCGAAAGAATCACTGAAACCCTTGAAAAAACGGACAAAAAGGCTACTGATCTGTGCGACCGCCTCGGCATTCGGACATCAACGATGTCTACCTGGAAAACTCGCAATAGCGACCCGCCAGCAAAATACATCAAGCCGATTGCAGACTTCCTGGGCGTGTCAGTTCATTACCTATTGACCGGCGAAGAGGCTCCTGCCCGCAAGCTCACCACTGCAGAAGAGGACGAACTTCTCGAACTATACCGGGCATTGCCACAGAACAAACAATTTGAGTTTATCGGGGAACTCAAGGGATTTCTGAAAGCCTATACAGAGTCTCAGAAATACCTCGACAAAGAAAAAAGATTATCAGTTTAGAATGGTACCGACTTTACGGCCGGTACTGAGGAGATGTGCCTATGAATAACAAATACTTTGAGCTGGCACGCAATGAGGAGAGGTCCGGGAACGATGCCGCTGCATTGCTTCTTTATCTCTCCTCTTTTTGTGACAGTTGCAATCACGGCACCAGGAATCGCTCCTATGGTGTCGTAGCGAAGATCCGGCACCTGCAGCACCGGCTTATGCTCACTGACCTGCAGTTGTTCGGATTGGTTCACTCATACGGTCCGCTTACGGACTCTGAGTGCAAGAAACTTTTAGACTGTTCCATACGTGGTACCGGTATCTCCGGTTACGCCTATGGATATTAACAAATTCTCAGAGCGTCTTTCGCATTGTATGCAGGAACACCACTTGAACGGTAACGACCTTGCCGCTCTTTCCGGTGTGACTGCCGCTACAATCTCACGCTACCTCAACGGACTGCGAACACCGACCGTCGATAATGTCATTCTACTAGCCGATGCCCTCGATGTGTCCGTAGATTACCTTCTTGGACTGCATAATGTCCCGGACGATAAAATGCTCGTGTCCTTGTATTCCGTCGCTTCCAGCGACGATAAGCGTGTCCTATGGACGCTCCTGGAAAGATACGGAGGAAACCATGGAACAACTAAACGGCAATGAACCTTTTACCCTGCACGGTTCCGATACTTCTATCATGCTGCAGGATTTTTGGCGTTGGGCGTATTCTGATCTGCTCAACAATACCCACCGTGGAGTGCTTGCTGAATTTCTCGTACACTCTGCCCTGGAAACAAAAGATGTCGCACGTGCCGACTGGCTACCGTTCGACCTTACTTCTCCTTCCGGTCTCCGGATCGAGGTCAAGTCGTCTGCCTATCTGCAGGCGTGGACTGCGGAAGATGTGTTCTCACAGATTAGCTTCGACATTGCAAAGAAATTTGCCTGGGATGGAGCTACCTACGCCTCTATGGCTATGCGTAACAGTGATTTTTATGTGTTCTGCGTCTTTACCGCTCGTACACGTGACGTTTCAATTCTTGATCTCGACTACTGGGACTTTTATGTTCTGCCTACCTCGGTTCTTAACGAGAAGGTGCCGGAGCAGAAAACAATCACGCTCTCTTCCCTCCTCAAACTTGAACCAACAAAAACGGATTTCACCGGTCTGCCTGCGGCTGTGGAATCAGTAAGGTTGTCAAATGAAACTACCTAACGGCTACGGCAGCGTGACAAAACTTTCCGGAAACCGTCGTAAGCCTTACCTGGCCCGTGTTACTCTCGGCTGGATCACGGACGAACAGACCGGAAAGACCGTACAGAACCGTGTTCCTCTTGGAACATTCAAGACTAAGAAGGAAGCTCTGCAGGCACTCGCTGAGTATGGAGCTAATCCTTACGATATACAAAATGCCGCTATGACCCTGGCGGAACTCTACGACAAATGGACTGCAGCTTACTTCCCTACCCTGGAAAGTGAATCATCCTGCCGTACCATCAAGTCAGCGTGGAGTTATTGCCACGCCATTGCCGGGATGCGTGTTAAGGACCTGCGTGCCCGCCACATCAAGGGCATAATGGAAGATGGCTACATCATTCCTTCACGTGGAGCCAATAAGGGTCAAAAGGTGCTTGCGTCTGCAGGCACAAAATCCCGGATCAAGTCTATGTTTAATTTAATGCTGGACTATGCGCTCGAATATGAGCTTGTTGATAAGAACTACGCCCGCACATTTGAACTGTCGGACGACATCATCAAAGAAAAGGAAGAAGCAAAACGCGGCCACATCATCTTCCAGGACACAGAGATGCAGACGCTTTGGGAAAACGTCGGCAAAATCCGGTTCGTGGACTGGGTTCTCATACAGTGCTACATGGGATGGCGGCCGCAAGAACTCGCCATACTGGAACTGGATGACGTGCATCTTGACGAACGCTATATTGTCGGTGGCATGAAAACGCAGTCAGGACGACATCGTATGGTTCCTATCCATCCGAAAATATTTGACCTGGTTAAAAAGAACTACGACCAGGCCCTTGAACTTGGAAGCCACCGGCTCTTCAATGATCCGGATTCCCCGAAGGGTGGCATGGCAATCACCTATGACAAATATGCCGGCCGTTTTGATAAAGTGATCGCCACTCTCAAGCTCCGAGACGATCATCGACCGCACGACCCTCGAATGACATTCATCACCATGGCAAAGAAGGCTGAGGTTGACGAATACACTATCAAAAAACTTGTCGGTCACAGAATCACCGACATAACAGAGGCGGCTTATACAGACCGTGACTTAGAATGGCTCAGAGCCGAACTGGAAAAGATACCGTAACCCTCGTGGTTGCGGTATTTCTCCATCTCGCTGCGCTTGACCAGATAGCCGGTGATGCGCTGTAGCTTGTCGATGTGGGTGCTGCCGCACTTGGGACAGGCTTCCAGGTTGACGGTAGAGTTTTCGTATCCGCAGTCCAGGCAGCGGTTGCGGTTGTGATTTACCGAGCCGTAACCGATGTTGTACCGGTCCATCATGTCCACCACACGCATAATGACTTCGGGGTTGTGGGTGGCGTCGCCGTCAATTTCTACGTAGAAGATGTGTCCGCCACGGGTCAGGTCGTGGTAGGGGGCCTCGATTTCGGCTTTATGGCGGGCGCTGCACTTGTAGTACACGGGCACGTGGTTGGAGTTGGTGTAATAATCACGGTCCGTAATGCCCGGCAGGCAGCCGAACTTCTTGCGGTCTACACGTGTGAACTTGCCCGACAGCCCTTCGGCAGGCGTGGCCAGTACGCTGTAATTATGCTGGTATTGGTCGGAGAACTGGTTGGCACGGTCGCGCATGTAAGTCACGATTCTGAGTCCCAGTTCCTGAGCCTCTTCCGACTCTCCGTGATGCTTGCCCAAAAGCGCCACAAGACATTCCGCCAGACCGATGAACCCGATGCCCAGCGTACCCTGATTGATTACGGACGAGATGTCGTCGTTCGGTTTGAGCTTGTCGCAGCCTATCCACAAAGCGGACATCAGCAGAGGGAACTGCTTGGCGAACGCTGTTTTCTGGAACTCCATGCGTTCATGCAGTTGGCGTGCGGTGATGTCGAGCATGGCATCCAGCTTGGCGAAGAAACGGGCGATGCGCTGTTCCTTATCCGTAATGCCCATGCACTCTATGGCAAGGCGCACAATGTTGATTGTGGAGAAAGACAGGTTGCCGCGTCCGATGGATGTCTTGGGGCCGAAACGGTTCTCGAATACGCGTGTACGGCATCCCATGGTGGCTACTTCGTGCTCGTAGCGTTTCGGGTCGTCGGCTTTCCAGTCGTCACTTTGGTTGAAGGTGGCGTCCAGGTTCAGGAAGTTCGGGAAGAAACGC